AACGTGATCGTTCAGGATAGCATAGCTGGTAACACGCATATCCACAAGGCGCAAATGGTAGCTGTCACAAACTCGACCAATGACCAACGGCTCATAAACCCGCTGGCGCAGCAGCGCATGGGCAATATCCGGTCGATGCCGGTCATGCCGCGCGGCGGCTCCGGACAGCCGAATCAGAACCCTCAAAGCGGGATCCCGCAACAGGTTCCCTCGGTTCCAGGCCATGCGATGACACGCATGCTCTCGCCCGACCAGGTTGCTGCGCGAGAGGAAGCCCAGGCGCAGGCAAACCAGCCTTCGCAGAACCCCGACTGGCAGAACGACCCGAGCGTCCTCGAGATTGCGAAACACGTCCGCTATCGCATGTACGAGATGCGAAACTTCCGCAACATGATGGGCATAGGCCAAAGGTTGATCGATGCACTCCGGACCTACAAAGGACAGTACGACCCAGCACGTTTACGGGACATTAAGGCGTTCGGAGGATCTGATGTCTTCGCCCGAATCGTTCCAGGGAAATGTCGAGGCGCGACTTCTCTACTTCGCGATATCTACCTCGGCTCAGAGCGGCCCTGGGATATTTCGCCTACTCCAGAACCTGAAGTTCCAGAGGATATTGAGCAGGCGATCCAAGGATTAGTCGCCGCCGAGATCGCCGCATGCCAGCGGCAGCTCCAGCAACTGCAACTGCAGGCGCAGCAGATGCAGCAACAGCAGCAGCTCGCGATGCAGATGGCCCAGCAGAACGCTCAGGCCCAGAAGGTCATGGGCGTCGATCAACAAGTTCTCCAGACCGGCCAATCCGCTGAAGCCGCTCAGGCGGCCGCCGGCACTCAGCAGGGCCCCCAGGCGCTCGGCGCGGCCCAGCAGTCCGCTCAGCAGCTCCAAGGCACCATGGTGGGTGCCATGCTACCCCCGGCGCCACAGATGCCGCCGCAGCCCCAGGCCCCCCAAGGCCAGCCTCAGCCGCAGCCAGGCGTCCCCTGGTCGGGCCCCCTGGCACCAGAGACAATGGGCGCCGGCGCGCCGGGCACAATGCCGCAGATGCCGACTCAGGACCAGATTGAGGAGCGGGTCAACCAGCTCCGAGAAGCGGCACGGAAAGCGGCAAAAAAGAACGCCGTCAAGGAAGCAAAGGCCGCCGCGGAGGAGCTCGACGAGCTGCTCACGACCGGCAATTTCTATGAGGCCTTCGCTGAGTTCTTGATTGATCTACCAATTTTTCCGTTCGCGGCCATCAAGGGCCCTGTCGTACGGATGTGCTCCCAAGTCAAATGGGTGAATGGCTCGCCGGTGCGCAAGCAGGTCCCCAAGATGTTCTGGAGCCGCGTTTCGCCGTTTGACCTATACTGGACCCCGACCGCCCACAACGTGCACGAGGCCGAGTTTGTCGAGCGCCTGCGGCTCACTCGCGCGGACCTCCTGGCGTGCAAGGGTTTGCCAGGATACAACGATGACGCCATCAGCCAGTGCTTGGATCGCTTTCATGACCGGGGCTTCCGCGAATGGTGGGATGTGGTTGACGTTGAGAGAGCGCTTCTCGAAAACCGAGAGGCATGGCCCCGAACATCGTCCAGCCTCATCGACACCGCCGAATACCACGGATCTGTCTCGGGAAAGACACTCTTAGAGTGGGGAATGGATCCCGCACAAATTCCTGATCCTGAACAGGAATATCGGGTCACGGCCTGGTTGATCGACCGGTTTGTGATCAAAACGCAACTAGATCCGACGCCCTCGCAGCGCGCCCCGTATTATGTCTCCCAGTTCGAAAAGATCCCAGGAACGATGTATGGATACGGCCTACCCGACCTACTTGAAGATATCCAGACCGTTGCTAACGCATCCTATCGTTCACTCGTTAACAATATGGGCATCGCATCCGGACCCCAGGTCGTCATCAATGACGCTGTCCTGGCACCTGGAGAAGACGATTCTATGTACCCCTGGAAACGGTGGCATGTTAGTTTCGATCCGATGATGGCGAGTGCGGGCATGCAGCCGATCATGTTCTACCAGCCCGATTCACGCGCGACGGAGATTCAGGGACTTATTGCAAACCTGAACCTAATGGCCGATGATGTGTCGGCGATCCCGCGGTATATGACCGGCGGATCGCAGGGTGGCGGCGCGGGCCGCACCGCATCTGGTTTGTCGATGCTCATGTCGAACGCTGCGAAGACACTGCAAAATGTGGCTGCTTCGATCGATCGCGACGTCTTCGAGCCGATGCTGAAGCACCTCTACGAGACGATCATGCTGACCATGCCGGGGGTTTTCCGCGGCGACGAGTCGGTCGTTGTAAAGGGTGTTGTGTACGCGGTGAAACGCGAGCAGGATCGCACGAGGCAGCTCGAGTTCCTCAACATGACCTCCAATCCGACGGACATGCAGATCGTAGGAATTTCGGGCCGCTCGAAGGTACTTGGAGCGGTGGCCAACTCGATCGGCCTCGACTGGGACAACATCGTCCCCGACGACGCCTCGATGGAAGCCGCGCAAGCGCAGCAGCAGCAAGAGCAGCAGCGCGAGCAGCAAGCGCACGAGATGCAGATGGCGGCTCAGGCTCAGGCCAAGACGCTCGAGCTGCAGGAGCATGCGAATTTGTACGCGGCACAAGCACAGCTCGGTGTGCCGCTTCCCGGAACGCCGGGACAACACGTGGCGTCGCCGATGCCGCCACAGACGCCGCAGCAGAGCGCGGCACCGGGCGCAGCGATACCGCCGCGCAACCTGCATGGAATGTCGCACGGCGGCATGCACGCAGGGCAGAAGCCGAATCCGAAGGGCAGCCTGACGACGGCACAGTTGAATGGAACCCAGCAGCCGTTCGCGCGGCGGCCGGGAATGAAACCAGGAGCATGACATGCAGAAGAAGCACTCGTTCAGCCCAAACCACAAGGTGGTCACGGACTCGAAGCACAACTTTCATCCCCACGGCGCGCCGACGACGGCGGGTATGGGGCAACCTCCGTCGCAGATGGGCGCCGGCGGTGATGGCACCCAGGCCCCCCAGGAAGGCGAGAGCCAGGGCGGCGGCATGGACGGCATGAATTTCTGCAACGGCGGCATGAAATATGCCGACGGCGGCGACGTCCCCGATATCAAGGGCGGCGGGATCCGCGGTACCCTGAGCGATTATGGTAACGCGATCAAACAGACTGGCTCCGATGCGGTCGATTCGATCAAGCATTCGCTCAGCCTGGATCGGACGCCCGCCCAGCCGACCAAGCACGACCAGCAGATCAACGATTACGTGGACGAGGCATCAAAATGATTAAGAAACACGGCAGCGCGCAGAAATTAGTCAAGGAATTCACGGGGGGCGATTCCGCGCCAACCTGGGAAGACAAACTCAAGAATCAGATGGGCTACGGTCAGATGTCTGACTTGGCCAAGAAGGTCCACGGCAAGGGCAACAAGCATGGCGCCGAGGATGCGACTCAGCTACTGTCTGACTTGGGCGTGAAATCCACGACCGAGAATGATCGGCCCGAGAAAGCAGCGGGCAGCAGGAAAATCGTTTAACCAGGAGAGCGAAATGGCGAAAGTAGAATCAGTCGGTGAGAAGACGGGCGAGCATGACCGTTCTCCGCCGAAGCAGGAAACGGACAGCCACAAGGGCAGCCCGGGCAAATCCAAGTTTTATGGTCCGGGCGCTGGCAATGCGGATCGGAACATTGACTTGAGCGGCAGTTCGCCGGGCGGCAAGGGCGAGAGCCATCCGTTCAGCGCGAGCGGACCGTTCTTGGGTACGACCAAGGGCAACAAGGATCGTCCGATCGATTTGTCTCAGGGCACTGGCGGCGGCGAAGGCGGCAAGTATGTCGCTGGTCGCGGCAACAAAGTGTTCTCGGGCAACAAGGGCGGCTTCACGAAGTGAAACTGACCGTTGGATTGGCGGAAGCAATATGTAAGCTAAGACCTTACCCTGCTTTCCAGACATTTTTGGAAGGAATCAATCAAGACGGCATCGAAGCCATGCTGAATCTTGTGAAGGCCCGAGGAGACGCTATCGGGCCGTTACAAGGCAAAGCAGAGGAGGCGCACAGCATCCTCGGGGCGGTCGGGCAGGCTGATCAGTTCCTACAGAAGATAGATGCATCTCAACAACGCAACATAGGAGAAGACGGCCATGTCCGCTCTACCAGAACGAGTCCGCCAGGCGGCGGAATTGGCTAACCAGCTAGCCGCGAAAGCGAAAGCTGGGACGATGACTTTCGAGGATATGAACTCCACACCGAATGGGGTTACGCTTCCTCCCGCGCCTCAGGCGCAACCGCAGATGCCCAAGGGATTCCAGCCTCAGCCCGCCGGCCCCGGCGTGCCGGGTCTTGGTACCCCCGGCTTTCAGCCGCAGCCCGCGGCCACGCCCCAAGCGCCGGCTCCCGCTGCTGTTCAGCAGAACGGCAATCAGGTTGCCGGAACGCACGACGATGCAGCCGCCGAGCAGCGGTACAAGGTCCTGCAGGGCAAGTACAACGCGGAAGTGCCGCGCTACCAGCAGCAGCTCAAGGAGCAGGGTTTCCAGCTCCAAGCGATGCAGAATCAGCTGGCATCAACGCAGGCGCTTCTCGCTGGCATGGGACAAGCCCCGACGCTTGTCCGTGCGGCTCCCCCACCGAGTCTCGTAACACCCAAAGAAGTGACGGAATTCGGTGCCGATCTTTACGATTTTGTGAAGCGCGCCGCCCAAGAGGTGGTCGCTCCCCAGGTTCACTCTCTCGAAGAACGATTCCGTCCCGTCGCCCAGACGGTCCAGAACCTAGCTCCGGCCGTTCAGCAAAACGCGGAAAACCAGGCTCGGACCGCTTCGGAAGTTGCGCATGAAAGGATGTGCAACGGCCTAGACGACATGGCGGCCGGTTGGGAGGAAGTGAATAATTCGCCAGAGTTCCACGCTTGGCTCGACGAGCAAGACCCCTATGCAGGGGCGAAACGTGGTGCTATGCTGGCTCAAGCGTACGGAAGCGGCGACGTCACCCGAGTCGCAGCATTCTTTACAGGCTTTACGAAAGAACACGCAGCCGTAGCTCCCAGTGGGCAGCAGCCGCAGCCGGCAGGACAGGGCACACCCCCTGGACCTATACCGAATGTGAGCCTCGCATCCCTGGCAGCACCGGGCACCGGAGTCGGTGGTCCGCAATCGGCAGGCACTCCTAACGAGTCTGGTCAACAGCGGGTCTACACCCGGTCCGAGATCGCGACGTTTTACGAAGATGTTCGAAAGGGCGCTTACCGAGGCAGAGATGCCGACAAGCAGGCGATCGAACGTGACATCTTCAACGCGCAGAAAACTGGCCGGTTACGTCCGTAACAAGATTTTTGTGATAGGAGTTTCCTGACATGAGTACTGTATATCCGGTTTCAGCCGCCCCCTGGGTTGGCCAAAACCCGAACCCGGCCTATAGCGGCATTTTCATTCCGCAAATTTGGTCGGGAAAGTTGGTTGAGAAATTCTACGCGGCCACCGTGCTCGCGGCGATTTCGAACACCGACTATGAGGGTGAGATCAAGAACTTCGGCGACACGGTGAACATCCGTACGCGTCCGACGATCGTGATTTCCGACTACCAAGTCGACCAAGATCTCTCGGTTCAGCGTCCGTCCAGCAACCTGGTGGTCCTGCAGATCAACAACGGCAAGTACTTCAACGTCGCCCTTGACGACGTCATGGAAGTGCAGTCGGACATCGATCTCATGAACATCTGGGCGCAGGATGCCGCCGAGCAGATGAAGATCGCCGTCGACACGAGCGTGTTGAGCTACCTCAGCACCACGACCGACATCGCCGCCACGAACTACGGTGCGGCTGCCGGTGCGATCACCGCCGCGATCAACCTCGGCACGACCGCCGCGCCGATCACGGTTTCGAGCAACCCCGCCACTGCGAACACCTACGTTCTGAACTTCATCACCCAAGCGGGTCAGGTTCTGGACGAAGCCAACATCCCGGAGTCGGGTCGTTGGATGGTGATCCCGTCGTGGATGGCATCGTTGATCAAGCAGTCGGATCTCCGCAACGCTTCGATCGCCGGTGACATGACGTCCATTCTCCGGAATGGCCGATTGGGCGAAATCGACCGATTCACGCTGTACTACAGCAACCTGTTGCCCACGGGCGACACGAGCGGTACCGCGTACTCGGTGTTCTTCGGCGTCCCCGCGGCGCTGACGTTCGCTGCCCAGTTCACCAAGATGGAAACGATCCGCTCCGAGCGTTCGTTCTCCAACCTGGTTCGTGGCTTGCAGGTGTACGGCTTCAAGGTCGTCACTGCGGTTGCGATGGGTCGCGCCTGGGCCATCAACGGCCTGAACGCGTAAGAGTGATGTAAGAAAAGGACCCCTAGGCCAGTGTCTAGGGGTCCATTTACACTGGAGATAAACGTGCCGACGACTTTGACCTACCAGAATCTTCTGGCCGAAGCGCGCGAAATTCTCCAAGACGTCGCCACCGATCCCACCCTCCAGCGGTACTCGGATCAGACGCTCGTCAATATTTTCAATCGCGGCCTGCAAGAGCTCTACCGTCTTCGGCCCGATGCCTTCTACGATTTCTGGGACGCCACTCTCTCGGACTTCGATGTCCCCTACATCGCGATTCCGACGGTACCACCCCCGACGCCCCCGCTCCCTCCGGTGCCCCTGCCGGCCATTACCTGGACTACGACGTTCGGGCTGCCTATGATGTTCTATGACGCCCTTTGTAATTGGGTTATAGGAACGACGGAGGCCGTGGACGATGAGTTCAGCGACGACAGCCGCTCGACTGCCTTCCGCGCCTTCTTCAAGCAGCAGGTGACCTCGCTATGACGAACTACGCCGACGTAACAG